GTGTCCGAAGATACGATTCTAAGAAGAATAAAGAAAGAGTATGAGTTAGATTATGCGACTTATAAAACCAAAAAGATGAGCAGGGTTCGCATTGGATTAGCAAGAAAACAGATAGAGGTTGCAATGTCTGGTAATGTCACAATGTTAATCTGGCTTGGAAAACAAATGCTAGGACAGGTTGACAAGCAAGAAGTCGAACATAGCTCCGCAGGAGAAATCAAAATAGAGTATTCAAGAAAAGAGGGATAGTTGAATATAGAACTACTTCCTCATCAATGGGATTTCTTAGAATCTAGAAGAAAATTCCTAGCTCTTATTGCTGGTGTTGGTGCAGGGAAGACGTTTACAATAGGTCATTATCTCATAAATAGAGTTGCGAAATATCCTAAAGCACTTCACTTTGTAGGGGCAAATACTTACGGGCAGCTTAAAAACTCTACTCTAAATGGTGTTTTTTCTGTGTTTAATGACATAGAGATACCTTTTTCATACAATCAATCTTCTGGAATGCTAGAGTTTATGAATGGCCGAGTTCTCTGTAAGTCAATGGAGAATTTTAACTCACTAAGAGGTATTGAGGTTGGTTCATTTATTCTTGATGAGGTGAGAGACTTAAGACAGGAAGCATTCGACATGATGATGGGAAGGTTGAGAGATAAAAACGTGGGTGATGATTTGCAAGGTAGAGTCGTTTCTTCTCCTTCTGGGTTTAACTGGATATTCGACTACTTTCATCCGTCTGGCAAAAAGAATACTAAAGAGTTCGGATATATAACTGCAAGCTCTTATGCGAATACATTCTTGCCTAAAGGATATATTGAATCTGTCCAAGCTCAATACGATGAGACATTTTTCAAACAAGAAATTTTAGGAGAGTTCATCAACATAACTTCAGGCAAAGTTTACTATGCTTTCGATAGAAGTATAAATGTCGGGGATATAGATTTTGATGGATTTGGAACTACTTTCATAGCTTGCGACATAAATGTAGACCCAATGTGCGCCGTAGTATTCAGAGTTTTTAATGAGTCTATTTATGTTTTTGATGAGTTCTTTCTTAGGAATGCAGATACATTTATGGCAACGCATGAATGGAAAAAGAAGTATTCTGGATGCACTGTGATACCCGACTCAACAGCATGCAATAGAAAATCAAGCGGAATGTCAGACGTAGAAATAATAAAAGGTGCTGGATTCAAGGTTGAGTACACCCATAATCCTTTTGTAAGAGACAGAGTAAATAACACGAATAGACTTTTCTCTCAAAAGAGACTTATAATAAATCCTAGGTGTAAAATGCTTATAAATGATTTAGAGAAAGTTGTTTGGAATGGTGGACAATTAGACCAAAAAACAGACAAACTTTTGACTCACATTTCAGACGCATTAGGTTATGGCGCATGGAAGCTATTCCCAATGATTAAACGTCAAGAACAAAAAACCATTCAACTTTAAAAGGTTTAAAATATGCTTATCAATGAAATTCCACTCATATTGCAACAATACGAAGAGTTAAAACCAAGACTACAGAATAACTACGTCTTGTTTGATATTTACGAGGGGAATCTTTTGCAATATATCCTTGAAGATATTCACAAGCAAATGAGCGCAGAAAGCGCCAAGTCCATGGAGCCAAGAGTTGCCCCTATCAACTTCCTTAAAAAGATCGTTGATAAACTTAGTCAGATTTATTCAGACGAGCCAAGAAGAAGTCTATTAAAAAAAACAGCGCAAGATGAAATGCTTTTCGAGTTCTACCAGAAAGCTTTATCAATTAACGTAGAAATGTCGTTGAGTAATGAGATTTTTAACTTAGAGAAGTATTGCGCAATAGAGCCATATATTGACGATGGAGTACCACAACTAAGAATTCAACGTCCTGACAAGTTCTTTGTCATGTCGATGAATCAAGATAATCCCACAAAAATGACTCACTATATTAAGATAATGGGTAGCGAGATGAGGGAGGACGATAAGGGCGTAAAGTCTTGCGTCGATATTCTTCACGTTTATACAGACTCCGAGTTCTTAATAATCGACTCAAGCGGAGAAATACTTAAGAACGAAATGATTGCTCTTGATAACCCGAACGGGATTAACTTTGTTGGAAAGATACCAGCGATTTATATTTCACGCTCTAAGTTTGATCTTATCCCAAGAGAAGACACAGACCTTCTTAAGATGACAAAGATGATTCCTTTGCTATTCTCGGACATGAATGAGGTCATTTTCTGGCAATCGTTCAGCATTATTTATGGGATTGATCTTAGCGCAGATAATCTAAAGATGGCACCTAACTCTTTTTGGGCTTTAAAGTCAGACCCAACAACGCAAACCAAGCCTGAAGTTGGAAGCATTAAGCCGCAAGCAGACATCACAGAAGTATCTAACTTTATCATGCTAGAGATGCAAACTTGGTTGGACTCAAGAAATATTAAGAATAAAACATCGTCGAACCAAAGTGGTACTATAGACGCTTCAGGCGTATCAAAGATGATGGACGAGCTAGACACGAGCGAAGATAGAAAGAAACAAGTACCTTTCTTTAAACGTGGCGAGACTGAGCTTTGGGACTTGATAATGAACTATATGCATCCCTATTGGGTTCGCAATGGAATGCTTGAAGTTCGTCAAATGTTCACAGACAAACAGAAGGTTATTGTCGACTTCATGGAACAATATCCTGTTGTTGATATAGCAAGAGATATAGCAAATATTAAGGAGCAATTGGCCCTAGGACTCATCACAAGAGCAAAGGCGTTAATGAAGCTTAACCGTGGAATGACGGAGGACGAGGCTAAATCTGAGCTTAAGAAGATTGACGAAGAAAGTACGATTGAAGTTATGGAAGACGAAGACACAAGCGATAAATCATCTAATGACGAAGAGAGTAAAAGCAGTGGGGGGGGTATGGAGCTTGGTTTTACGAAATGAGCGAAGAGTCACAACAAAACTATATTCAAAAGCATGGAATAAAATAAATGTGGATGAAGACGAAAATCTCGATTCCTAAAGGTCTTGGCCCAAAAGAAAGAGAGGCCATAGCTTACGAGGTAATTGAGGCGATTATAGAAAGAACTCAAAAGGGTAAAGATAAGAACGGAGATAGGTTCAACTCTTATTCAAAGTCGTACAAAGAGAGCCTTAATTTTAAGATAGGCGGCAAGACTAATAAAGTCGATCTTACTTTGTCAGGAGACATGCTTGCAGACCTTCAGCTTCTAAAGCACAAGAACGGCGAGATAGTTATAGGTTATGAGAATGGGACAGAATCAAATGCAAAAGCCGAGGGTAATATAAGGGGAACATATGGTCAAAAAACGCCAGATGAAAGAAAGGCAAAAGACTTCCTTGGAATACAGAAAAAAGAGCTATCGCAAATACTGGAATTATACCCTGCGGATGATAGAAAATCTCGTATTGCAAGAGCCGGAGAAATCGCAGAACTCATGTCAGGAGCAGACACAATTAACGGACGAATTATCCTTGAAGAACTAGACGATGAAGATTAAAGCCGAAAACATAACAGTTAATAAACTTTTGAAGCATAAGTTATTTGATGTTTTAAAAAACATTACCACAGACGATATGAATCAGTTAGGTAAGTTCATGGCCGAGATGATTAGGAAAAGGACTAGGCTAGGTTATGGTGTTAAGGAAAACGAGCAGCCACGCTATCCTTTACGCTCAAAAAGGCTTGCTGATTCAACTATAGAAGCTAGAGAGAGGAAGAAAAACAAAGGCGATCTTTCACCAGAAACAACCCCTAAAAAATCAAACTTAACAATGACAGGCAAGATGCTTGACTCGATAAGATGGGCCGCAAAAAGGCTATCTGTGCGTCTATTTATTGAAGACTCATCAAGGCAAGACTCTAATGCTACAAACAGGGAAGTGGCCGGTTATGTCTCAAAAGAAAGACCTTTTTTTAAGGTTTCTGATTCAGAAGTTAGACAGATAAAAAGAGAAGCGATTAAACTAATAAAGGCGAGCTTAAAAAAATGACGCTTGACCATAAACAATTATCGGAGGATAATAAAAATGTCAGAATTAAA